AGACAATCTTCTTGGTTGTCTTATAGTTGAAATAAAGAAGGGTACATGAATCTTTAGCGAACAAACTATTCTGATAGAACTGAGCTACATTGTAGTAGTCATACCAACTCTGACTATATTTTGATATCTTCTCAAGATCTTCTCTTGTAAGAGATTGGTCAATTTTATAAAGCTCCGTGATTGGAAGCGTCTTGATTTCTCCCCAATAAAAACAATCTTGGAAGAATGGATCCTCAGTGTAACTATAAACTACGTTTGCCGGATCAACATAAGAAATTTTTACTCCGGCGCCCGGAAGGAACTCATGCTTAGCAATTGAGATACCGAGTACAGTCGCGTCATAATCAAGTCTCTTTCTGATATCCTGATAGTGGTTGTCATCAAGTATTGTATTGATAGCCTCCTCTTCTGCAATCTCAATGGCCGGCTTGTACTTTAATTGCATGTGCAAAGAAAGCTCTTCGTCATTTTCAGGAAGTTCCTCAGGATCCATCATGAATGGATTCACGCCTGTCTTCTGCTGAATCAATTCCAATCCTTCTTTCGCGGCAGCCTGACCTTCAACCATTTCTTGGTAAGCGTTTCTGTTTGACATTGACAAAGCATCCTGAGCGTAAGCTTTTACTTTGAACAACCTGTCCGACATTCCGTTTACCACGATATCAACAAACTTAGGGATAACAGGGACCGGGGTCCAATCTAAATTAAGATAAGATAAATCTCCGTTTACAGAGATCTCATTCTTGTATTTAGCAACAGACTGCTCGCCACGTGCGTAAAGTCTCAGGTTATGGAAATCTCTCCATTGAGAGTAGAACCGGCAGGTGCTATTATCTTTTCTGAACCACTCATACTGTATGGCTTGACCTACTTGCAATCCAAAATCTTCAGACGCTTTCTCTGCGTCAGTTGCGAACTGACTTGGAAAACTCGTTGACAATACGTTTACTATTACATCTTTCATTGAATCAATTGGCTTATTGTTCCATTGTTTTTATACCTTGCGAAGTTAATACTTATTTTCTTTTCTTTTTTCTCAGGTACATAAAGATGTTTCTGATTAGCCATGATAGCCAATCCTGAACTTATAGATGCGTCATATCTCGTCCTGTTATTGATATCAAACTTAGCCCAATCCTCAAGTGTTCTTGTGAATAACATGCTACCCATCTCATCCTGTGGCCTGTAGGTCCCTGTCTGATCTAACCCAACAAAACGCTCAATGTAAGATTGAATAGCAGCAGCATGTGACTGTTTCACATCCTCAGAAGAGTTGGGTATTCCTCCAAGCTCACGCTCTGTAACTGACAATTTATTGTAAGTCTTATCCGGTCTGTTCATACAGAATCCTCTGTATCCTCTATTCTTGAAATGATACAGCAATCGAGGTTTATTATTCTCAGCCAATATCGGCATGCCATAAAACACACATGCCATTAGAACTTCCTCAAAGAATATCTCAGCAGTCTGAGGTCTTGCCACATACTGCAGAAAGAACTCATTCACCGGAGCCTCATCCATGTGAAACTTAGTAAGTCCATGAAGAGCACCATTAGATCCTCTCCCATCTACAACAGCTGAGATATCGTAAGAGTCACAACCGAATGATCCGATATGCTCATTGCCCGGATATTTAATACCGTTCTTGATGATCACGTGATTATTCAAACCTTTTTTAGGGACCCAACTAACAAGGAACCTTCCCCTTTTATCAGGAGAAAATACAACCTCACTATCTTGGATCCCATCCTTCCAATGGAACGAACCCCTTGTTAAGTAGTGATCCTCGATCATTGAATCATTGTAGTCAATCTGCTGATAGATCTTGGTCAGGTTGAATAGAGCCTGCTTACTTTCATCCCTGAACGCATGAGACTCTGTACGAGGGAACTGACGATAGAATTCGTTTAACGCATCAGGATCGTTTTTAAGCGACTCAACCTCAGCTTCCCAATAATCTATAGCTCCATTGGTTATCCATGTCATATCGACTCCCAAAACGGGCTCAGCGGGCTTTCTAAATACAGGCTTACCATAGATGTCTATGAACCCTTCCATGTTCCATTCCATTGGGATGAATAAAGAGTAGAGTCCGGACTTAGTTTGACCGTTAGCGTTTCTCACTGAGCAGTCAGAATCCTCATAAAGATCTTTGAAGTTTTGACCACCCTTGTTAAGTGCATTCGATGTTGATCCCATCATACACTTGCCGATGATCTTACTACCCAATCGAAGACATGTTTTAGTTACGCGCCAATTCTCTTTAATGTTGTTGGGCTTTATCCACTTTCCACTCTCATCATGAACCAAGAGCTTTAACTTCTCACCATCATAAGAGTTGTCTTCAGTATTCTTCCAATCGATTGTTGTGTCAAGACCTTTGATTACTTCCTGAGTAAAGTCAGACATGTTCTTCTTCGTAATCTTTGAAGCGGGAACGCGATACGCCAATTCAGTTTTCGGCTTATCCATTCCATCCATAATAGGTTTGAAGAAAAAAGGAAGGCGATTATTAATCGGAACAACCTTATCGGTAAACATTTTCTTAGCATCACCCCCTGTTTTAGATAGTATACCTATTCGAGAATCCCGGGCTAATGTACCAATATTGATACACTCAGACGCGGACATGAAAGAGAAACCTGAACGGCGAATCTTTAAATAGGTCATACCGAAACAACGCGGATCAGCTTTGCATGCTTCCCAAAATATCCAATAGATCCTATTAGCTTCCCTGAAGTCGGGATAACCCACGTCAATACTTGACCACTGCAGATACATCCAATGGGCTCCGGTAATGTAAGTAGGCTCACCATTGTTCATGAACCAAAAACCTTCGTCCCTATAGTCAAATTGATTCTCGATATACTCAACCCATCTACCCTTAAAATCAGCAGGCATCTCATTCCATTGGAATATGGTCTGTATCTTAGATAGTGCTGAAGGGATCTCGACTCTCTCCCAATATTGTTCCTCAGTTTTATTGTGTCTTCGGTAACAATCTTTTGGCGCCGGAGGGAGGGCAATGTTTAAGCCTGATATATTGATGATATCTCCAATAGTCCCGGACTTAGATATCACAACAAGATCATAGTCTTCATGGTATCCATAGCTCCAAGTTTTTGCAGCGTTCTTCCTGCCTATGACAATTTCAGAGACATGATCTTTCAGTACCCTGTAAAGGTTACCTTGATCTGCGCTCTGCAAATCCTTGCTTAGATTCAACTTTGCTTTGGCCATTGTCTTCTATTTCGAGAGACTCTCTCTCCAATTCTATTTTATTCAATATCTCGAATGCATCGAAGATAGCAATTCTTTTGGCAGCTGCTGCATTTTTCAATCTATCAGCAGCCAACTCAGATACGTCACCTTCGCTATCTACATTCTTCTGAACAATCTTTTCTTCAGCAACTTCAATCAAATGCTGAACAGCTTTGTATCCGGCATCAATGATGCGGAGCTTTGTTTTCTTTACATCATTTTTCATGGGTTCTCTTCTAAAAAAATAACTTGAATCAATCTTGATCCATCACCCTCTCCAAAGTTTTCATATATACTTCTTGAATGTAGTGTGAATGAATCAAACGCAACCATACGGTTAAACTTAGATCTGATAATGCATGCTGTTATTCCCTGCTCATCATAAAGAGTAGTGCCATCCTCAAGAGGCTTCTCCTCATTTAGATAAAGGATAACCGTCAAGTCACCCATCATATCATCGCGATGAATGAAGTTAGGCTCTATTTGATTGTATGGTGACTTACGAATGAAATTAAACTTGACAAAATGATTTGGGAATAGTTTTAAAACTTCCTTCTCAAACTCATCATTTGATCTTGGTTGAATATTTTTGAATAACTTATCCCCATCCTTGAAATCTATAAATGGAGACCTGAGCGCTTGATCAACATAAGCCTTAGGATCTTTCAATATGTCATCAAGTATCAGTATGTTCATAGCTTAACAGTTATCTGATGATCAAATATTCTGTAAAGCTTTTGATCATCGATCGTAAATTCATATTCACTTTCAGGTGAGAATATCACAACATCACCTTCATTGATTCCTTTTGACTTAAGATAAGCATTGGGGTACATCATGATTCCTGTCAATGGCTCCTCTGATAAGGGTTTCTTAATCTCAGATTCAATAACAGGGATTGGTTTTACAAAACAATACCTGTCATGAGCATGCCATCCGGTATCATTTCCATACATGAAGAACTGATCGTTCTCAACCACGAAGATGTCTTCTTTGAAGAAGCTTCTTCCGCTCTTTCTATTTCCCTTCATGTCATTGTAAAACTTGAACACATTGTGATGAACAACAAGTGTGTCACCGGGCTTTATGTCTCCGGTATATCCGAGTGGAGTTTCAATAACTTTAGCAAATCGATTAGAGAACTTATGGTCCTCCTCAGATGTATTGACAATGATGTCTACACCTGATATTGATTTTGTATTGTTATATCTACTTCCACATGGTTTTGTTATAAAGTAGAATGGTGATTTCATTAGAAATCTATATTAAATTCAATTGAAATTGGTATCGTGTGACTAAACTCTTTCCAAAGCATTACCTCTTTTTTCTGATTACAAACGTAAATCTCTATCGAGTTTGTGCCGGTATTTTTCTTAATGCAGTAAATATCGAAATTATTACCCAATACTTTCTGACCAACGATGTAATGCATTGCACCACCTTTGTAATCAGGGCCGATTGATATTTTTCTAATGTCGATCAAACCTTATTGACAGTAACAATTATACTTGGGGTAGCAGGATGATTAGAAGCTGCAGATTCTCCAATCATTTGAACCTGAGTGTCAGACGCCGTCCACATTAATTTGACAAAATCATTTGCTTCTAATTTTACAAAATAATTCCAAGCTGCCATTATATGGGTATTGTTACCTTGAATAACTACTTTTCCATTTGTATTAGGAACATCTTCATTAGCAGTGTCTCCATTTTTTCTCAACCAAATATCTACAGTATGATTATTTCCACCTAAAGAAATTAATTGAGCCGAAAACATTATGTTATAAACACCTGCATTCTCAACAGTAATTCTTGATAGGCCAATGCCATCACTAACTACAGAAACACCGTTTGTCGCGTCAACATCTGTTGATGGCAATATTACAGCAACAGGCTCGCCTGCTTGACTTGTTAATGGCTGAGTAAGCTCATTGTAAAATGAACCTATGTATGACGGAACAATGGTTGAAATATCACTCCATTTTGGGGTAGATTGTGGTCCTT